GTAATTTCTTTCCAAAGACCTTTTCCTTGCGCCAATGCATCAAATGCATAACTTTTACCCATGTGTTGTTTGATAGACATTTTTATTTTCTCTTCGTTTCTGCTGCTTGTTGCTTGAGTCTTTCATTTTCTTTTTCGATGTATTGTACTAGTAGTACAATGTAAACATCTCTTTCCCACGGTATCATTTGTTCCAATTCAGTTAAACTATACTTATGATGCTGCATCATTGCAAAGTTGGTACTATAGATATTCATCAATGTTTCATGACCAAGGCTTAGCCGAAAAAACTTATTAATCCTTCAATGGGTATTTTGTGTTCAAATCCACATTTTTCGCATTTATGTTCAACCAACGATTTGACAGTTGGCATAGTTTGAAAGAATTTTTCAATTTGATCTAAACTTGATTTTGGTATATTTTCTATGTAATCTCTAACTTCTTCACGACTCATTTCATTGATGTAGAAGATATTATCTTTTTCAAAGAAATAATCTACACAATCTACAATCATATCCATTGCGATTTCTGTTTCTGATAAATTCTTTTGTTTTGCCTTGGCCTTCAAAACTAGATTTTCAGCAAGTTTCATAGATGGATATTTCATGACAACACCAACATCTTTACTAAAGAATATTGTTTTGTTATGATCTGGTTGTTTTTCAATTTTTGCAGACAATACGTCATGTTCAACTTGCATGTTATGTCCGCATTCTTTTTCTTCTACTATATTTTTACATTTGAAATTTAGAGCCATTTTTTCGCCGATTGATCTTGCTCTAAGATTGATGAAAAAATATTCAATGTCAAATGCTGACATATCATTTACATCAAAGTTTTCTTCAACTATGCAATTTGTCACTATTTGTTTTACGGCGCCGATAACATCTGCTTCTTTTCCTGCTTCAAGCGCCATTAGTAGAATTTTTTGTTCTTTGACCAAAAATGGTCTAAACTTTATTTTTTTGCCAGATGATGGCAACTCAAATTCGTATGTAGGCAAATCAATTTTTGGTAATGGCATTTTATAATCCTTTCATTTTATACATATCAACGTCTATTTGCATTTAGTCTTGGTATTTGAGTAGACATAGTATCTCTCAATGCTGCTTCTACTTCTGGAGGCGATTCATTTATTTTTTCCCAATAATCATATGCAATTGTCACAATTACTCTTGCAATCGCATCTGCTGAGCCCCAAGACAGTTGTATTTGATTAACTGAAGTTGGAAATGCATTAATTAGTTTAACTCCATAACTTAATACATTTCCAGATGAAGGTGGACCCACTTCTCTAACTTCTGTTGGTGTCACTCTTGTTTGACCAAATTGATTAGAAGGAGAAAATGGAAGTGCAGTTACCGGACGATTTTCTTTTCCTACTGTATCATAGTGTAGAATTTGAATATCTCTTTGATAGTTTCTTTTGTAATTAAAATTCCATTCCGAATTTGCCATATATTGTTTTATAACTTCTCCACGTTTGTATGGTTGAATAAATTTCATCCATAAATCGAATAGATCTTTTTCGCGAAATCCAGATGCTTCTTCTCCCGCACGATTTCCGGAGCATAAAAAAGTCAAACTCATTTCGTTATACGTGCTTAATGATGGAAATTTTTGAAATGGTCCATATGTTCTGTGTTCAAAAGTTGCAAATGCTCTTCCGGGCAATTCTGCTTCTTCACAGCGAAGAGATAAAAGTTGTATAGCTTCATCACTAAGTGTAGATTCAGGAATAAAGACAGCAAATCTACTAGTTCTAGCAAGATCTGTATATTTGTTAATACTAGATCTAAATGTTTCTATACTACTCATTTATATTTCTTTCTTGAATTAGCAAAAACTTTTTGTTTAGATGCTCCAATGAAACTTTCAACTGGTAAAAATATTGCTATATCCCATTCAGGAGCATCAATTTTTAAAAACTGCGATTGAATGTGTTGTGTTAAGTATCTTTTTACACACGGTTTGAACATATCATTACTGGCTGCTCTTTTCAACATTTGATATGTGACAGCAATTTTTGTTTTATCATCGAATTTTTTACTATGAGCATATTCGCTCAATGCATCTAGTAATTTTGCTCTTGGTACAGGTGCAAGATAATGTAAATTAAGACCTAGAAATCCGTCTGAATACTGTTCTATAGGAATAACTAGTGGAAACAAGTCATAAAATGGCAATTTATCTTGTAATTTTGGATTATATACAAAAAAATACATTTTACCTAGATCAAAATCATTCTCTAAACGTTTTCTATCACGCATGAGCGTGTTTGATCTAAGACTTGTTAAATCTTTGACCTTATTTCGGATCCATTGTCTAGCCTTACTTGAACTTGTGGCTAGATTTTGTCTCTGCAGTTCTCTTTGTAATCTATCTATTATTGCCATATGAATATTTATTTGATTCCTAAATCATCCTCTGTAAGAACTTTAAACTGCCAATTTCTATCTAAACAATATTCTTGTGCAGCTTTCCATTTTGCTTCATTAACACCCCATGTCATAACTTCTGTAATGTATTTTTGTGTTATTCTTGATCTTTTTTGTGGTGGTGCAGATTCTTTTTTGGGTTTTATTTCCCAAATCATTTCACGTACTACTCCTGTTCTATCTTTTACTTTAACGTAAAAGTCGGGAAAGTAACGATGCACTTTGCGATCAATGGGAGATAAGTATGGTATTATTATTTCTTCGGATGACCATTGAACAATAGAGGGATTATTATCAAGAAACACCATAACCCTTCGTTCCCACAAGCTACGATATACGATTCTTGTCGGGTCTCCACGATATTTGCTGCTATTTGTTGGTATGAATCGGCCCTTGTATGACATTATAAATATAAGAAATAACACTAGGAATATTTAGATGTCGAGTAGACTTTCCCCTAGAGCAGGGGGTGCACCCTTAGCCACACTTCAGGGTAGCAAATATGGGTTTTCTTCTTTCAATTATCCTACTGACATAGAAACTTTGTCTCATGCTTTATTATTTAATATAAATGTACATCAAGATAGCAAGGATTTAAGTCAGCCGATAGAAACTGCACCGGGAGAACCGTCAGCAGGATCTACGCGCGGCCGAGAAATAATAGCACAAGGTCAAGCGCCTAGGTATAAATCGACTAAAGCAAATCAATTATTAGGTTTGACTAGAAGAACAACTCGTGTTGCAAGAGCTATTTCATTATATGTTCCAGAAACTGTAGTATATGATGCAAAACAACAATATGAAACTCCTAGTTTAATAGATAAATTTGGTTTGGGTGGTACTGCTGCAGCAACTGGTGTATCTGCTGCACAATCTACAATTGGAACTTTAAGAGCTGGTTTAGGTGCTGCTGGCGCAGCAGTTGCATTAACGGCTTTATTGGGACCAAGAGCTTTGGGAGTATTATCGAGTATTGATAGACAAGCAACAAGTGTAGCTAAAACTGGCGCTCAAATTATGGGATTTGCACTAAATCCAATTATTGAAGTTCTTTATGTATCTCCGACATTGAGAACATTCAATTTCGATTTCATGTTTTCTCCAAGAGATGAGCAAGAAGCTAATGTTGTTTGGGACATAATTAATGAATTTAGAAGACATTCAGCGCCAGAACAAATCTTAGAAGGACTTGTGTTTATTCCACCATCAGACTTTGATATTTCATTTTTGAGAAAAACAAATGATGGTAGTTTTGTAGAAAATACAAACATACCAAGAATAAATTCTTGTGTTTTAGAAAATGTTCAAGTTGATTATGCAGCATCTGGACAATGGAGCACCTTTTATGACGGTATGCCCGTACAAACAAGAATGAGATTATCATTTAAAGAACTAGACATAATTACAAGAGAAAAGATAGACAAGGGATACTAATGGCATTTTTTGAAAATTTCACATTAGTTGGTTATAGTATAACTGGAGAAAATCCAGTACAGAGGAAAATTGTCACGGATATATTATCTCGTGTCAATATGCTCTCAAGTATAAAAAATCAAACTTTAGTGTATTATTTGTATGATGTGCAAGATGGAGAAACGCCAGAAATAATCGCATCAAAATACTATGATAGTCCAAATAAACATTGGATTATCTTATTGGCAAATGACATAATTGATCCGTATTATGATTGGGTTTTATCATCAACTAATTTTGAATCTTATATCAATAGCAAATATGGTTCATTTACAAACGCCACAACACAAATACATCATTATGAAAAAATAATAACAAAAACCGATTCTGTAACAAGAACTATTTCAGTTAAAAGATATGAAATTGATTCGGGTACATATTCAAGTTTACCAAGTTCAAGTATTGAAACTTTCAATCTAAAAGATGGAAATTCTGTTCAAGTGAAAACAACGAAAAATATTGTGTATGCATATGATTATGAAAATGAATTAAATGAATCAAAAAGAAAAATTAAAATAATAGATAAAACATATGTTCCTCAAATTGAGAAAGAAATGGTAGCATTGTTAAACACTAATGTCTGAAAATACTAATACAACTGAAAAAGGTTATCAATTAAAAGCTTTAACCATATTCAGTACAAACGGAAAATATTTTGACGTATATCCTCAAATGATAGAGTTAAATCTATTTGAGGATATATACAATTCAACAATGTCTGGAAGTCTTTTACTTTCAGACTCTATTGATTTATTTGCAGATATTCCCTTATCGGGATTTGAATTTATAAAAATCATAATGAACAAAAAAGGATATGATAAAGATGTTATAATGGATAAAACTTTTAGAATATACAAAATGCAATTTGATGAGGTTTCTAATAAACCAACACAAGCCGGTCAAACATATATTTTGTATTTTTGTTCTGAAGAAAATATATTATCTCTATCAAGATCAATATCAAAATCATATAGAGGAAAAACGTCTTCAGATATAGTTAAAGATATATTGATGCATCAATTAGGCGTGTCTTCAGAAAAATTACTTATTGAAAACATAGAAGAAACTTATGGAAGACACAATCTAATCATACCTTATATGAATCCTTTATCCGCAATATCTTGGATTGCAACTAGAACGTTATCAAATAGCGGAAAGGGAGTTAGTCCAAGCTTTCTTTTTTATGAAAATAGATTTGGATATCATTTCAAATCTATTGAAAAACTATTTAAAAATGATACGGCTATAAAATATACATATACTCCAAAAAACGTCGAAAAAACGGAAACTATAGAACAAGAATATCATGATGTCATCAAATATGAATTCATGAATGTTTTTGATATTATCAAGTCTACAACAAGTGGAATGTTTTCTGGTGTTTTAAAAGGAATTGATTTAGTCCGTTTAAGAGCTGACGATACTGTGTTAGATTACGAAGAAAATTTCAATAATACTGTTCATGTTGAAAATGATTTAATTACAAAAATAGAAGATAGAAAAACACCATATCCATTTTATAATAAAAATGAAGATCGTTTAAAGAATAGTACTACAAAAAATTATTTTGCATTTAGAAGAATGTATCCGACAAATTCTGGACATGACACGCTATCATCAATTCGCTCAAAACAACCTTCAATAATTCCTAATTTGGTTGAAAAATGGATGTTACAAAGAAGTTCTAGATTAAGTCAATTAAATTATTTCAAATTAAAGCTTTTAGCTCCGGGTGATACACTTGTAACTACTGGTGATATAATTGAATTTAGAGTTCCATTAATGGCAAGAAAAGTTAAAGGGGAATTAAATGAAAACCCTTATTATAGTGGAAGATATATGGTGACCGCGATAAGACATATAATGAATACATCAAAATATGAAATGATTATTGAAGCGACAAGAGATTGCTTATCTACAGCATATAAAGATGCAGATAATACTAACCCAGATGTTATTGAGATAAAGAGACAATGATTACAAAAAACAATTTTATGGGTCTTGATGGTTTTGTTTGGTGGTTTGGAGTTGTTGAAAATCGCAAGGATCCTTTAGCCGTCGGCCGTTGTCAAGTACGTATTTTTGGATGGCATACTGAAAACAAGGTAGAGATACCAACAAAGGATTTGCCGTGGGCACATCCGATAATTCCTCTTGGATCAAACGTTTCTAGTATGGCTGCACCTAAAGAAGGTGAAATGGTATTTGGATTTTTTCTAGATGGTGATGATGGTCAGTTTCCTGCAATGATGGGTGTTGTTCCAGGCATACCAGACGGAACACCCAGAATAGACAAAGGATTTTCTGATCCTAGAGATGATACAGCATTAAGTCAATCGCCTCAAACTATAAAACAAAGAACTTATAATACAGACGGCGCTGGCGTTTCATTTACAAATGAAATGGCAAAAAGATTTCCAAATATTGCAAATGAGTCTACAGTTAGTCGTTTAGCAAGAAATGAAAGTGTTGATGATACAATTGTTGGCATCAAGAAAAAAACTGTAGTATCAGATGTTCCTGGCGCAAAAGAAGATTTCTGGAGCGAACCTGCAACAAAATATGCTGCTGTTTATCCTTATAATCATGTCTATGAAACCGAGTCTGGTCACGTAATGGAATTTGATGACACACCGGGCGCAGAAAGAATACATACTGCACATAGATCTGGAACATTTGATGAAATACATCCAGATGGTTCGCGCGTAACTAAAATAGTCAATAAAAATTATCAAATAGTCATGTCAGACGATCATTTATATGTTATGGGCGATTGTATCGTGACGATTAATGGTAGCGGTTCTGTATTTGTTAGAGGAGATGTGGATCTTAAAGTTGGTGGAAACATGACAACCACAGTCAGGGGTGAGTATAATGTTGTTTCTACAGGTAATATGAAATTTGTAGCACCTCGCATTGATTTCAATCCTGCTGGCGAGTCGCCCGAATATAAAGAACAGACATATGATCCTAAAACTGCAGTTTTAGAAAAGAGACAAGTTCCTGGTGGAACAGGATCATTTAATTTTGCTGGTGTTACTTTGAATGTAAGTCCTAATTATGCAGCAACATCGCCTGATTTTGTGCCGAAAGATGCTCCGCCAAAAACTGCAGAAACGGAATCAGCAAATACTGATCCTACACCACCAGTTACTTGCGGCGATTTCTCAGAACCATTGACGGAGACTGATTACAATAAGAAATTAAGCACAAACTACAAGCTAAGAGACTTGACGATTAACTGTTTGTTCCCATATAGAATAAATGCTCAAAAGGGTCTAAGAGAATCTGAAATTGCATGTAATCTACAAGCATTGGCAGAAAATTGTTTAGAACCATTGAGAAATCAATATCCTGGAATGAGAATCAATAGTGGATATCGTACAGGAGAATCTCAAGGACAACATGGATCTGGACAAGCTGCAGATGTGTCTTGGCCAAGCAAGAATAAAGCACAATTGCTTGAAATTTGTAAGTGGGCTTCAGAGAATCTAAGCTTTGATCAAATCATATATGAAATACCATCTAATTCTCCAAATGGTTGGTTGCATATTAGTTTCAATCGCAAAGGAAATAGACCAAGAAGCATGTTACCACCAAGTAGACCAAAACTACTCACTTGGAGAGGTGGTGGTTATGAAACGGGTCTTAACGCTTAAGGATAAAAAAGATGTCGGAAAACGATTTTGGCTTTAGTGCAGTAGATGAAGATGAATACGTAAAATCATTAGCTACACCACCAACCATAGCTTCTCCTGCAGCAACAGAAGATGTCAAGAAATTAGAAGAGAAGCTTGATAATCTATTGTCTAAAGTTGATGTTGACGAACACAAGCGTTTAATTGAAATGGAAGTTAGAACTCGTCTTAAAAAAGTTGAAGATATGATTCTTCCTCTTTTGTTAAACTTAGCAAAAAACCCAGAAAAAGTTTATATCAAGTGGCCAAATCGCAAAGAAATTGTAGAAAAGCAAATAGAAAAATTTTTAGAATTGACAAGAGAATAATATGCCAGCAGTAACTATGTTAAATGATGTATGCTCTGGTCATGGATGTTTTCCCTCAAGACCAAATGATACATCTAGTTTGGATGTATTTGTAGAAAGTCGTGGAATACATAGACAAAGTGATCATTGGTCTACACATTGCTGTCCGAATCAAGGATGTCATGATAGCATTCTTGCTGTTGGCTCATCTACTGTATTTGTTAATGGACTACAATGCGGTAGAGTGGGTGACTCAATTGAATGTGGTTCAATTGTTATAACAGGATCGTCAACTGTTTTTGCTGGTTAAATTTGGAGAATAAATCATGCCCGTATTACCATCATCGTCTTCACCAGTAATAATACCGAATAGTTCGGGATTTCCAGGTGGAACATTTCCTCAAAGTTCAATGCCTTCACTAACGTCTCAAAATATTTTTGAGACGCTACTTCAAGAAGGAAGAAGTGCGATATTTCAAAATCCGGTTGGGGGCGTCATAAATGGACTCGAAACTAACATTAGTAGTATCTATGATGTGGTTACTAATAGTGGATGTTTGTCTGGTGGGGAAAAGGCAACTCTTCATAATGCAATAGGAACTGGTGGCGTAGGTGGATTATCTCAACAACTAAGTCTTTTTTCAACGCATACACAAATATTATCGGGATTGATTCCTCAAGGAACAAATCCGACACCCGGTCTTGATAGAATTTTGTCTGTTGGTAGATCTTTAGGCAATTTATCGGGTGCAGTTGATGGTACTTCTGAATGTTTTAGTCTATTAAATAATATGACAGGTTTATTTTCAGAAGAATTGTTAAGTGGTTATGGAAGTCAAATAGCAAGTATGATAGAACAGATTAATAGCTGCTTAGCTGATGTGACGGAAATTGCTTATAGATTAAATGAAATGGTTACTACGTTGCAAAATATAATAGATGCAGATAATAACTTTTTTCAACAAGCTTTGGATAAATTAATTCAGGCTTCTTTATCGTCACTATTAGAGAGTATGTATCAAAATCCTTGCGGAAAATTGCTGCTTGAAAGTAAAATAGGACAACAAAAACTACTGGGATTGTTGAATAAATAAAAGATGGCAATATCTACAATAGTTAGAACTTTTAGAGATTTAGATTTAAATTTCACTAAACATCCTTCAACGGGGGATGTTTCTTCTCGTGTCGGCGATCAAGCGGTGATTCGCTCGGTAAGAAATTTGATTTATCTTGGACATTATGAAAAGCCTTTTCACCCTGAAATAGGCAGCTCAATTCGTCAATTACTATTTGAAAACATGAATCCTTTGACAACGCAACATATCAAGCGAGCAATTGAAGATACAATAATCAATTTTGAACCCAGAGTTCAACTAAAAGACGTAGTTGTCCAAACTAAAGAAGATTTGAATCAATTTCAAGTTTCTATCGAATTTTACATTAGAAATAATGCTACACCAACAAAAATTTCATTCTTTCTAGAAAGAGCAAGATGATATGGCTGCGTCTAATACAGTTTTAAGAATAGCTGAACTTGATTTTGATGCAATTAAGACTAATCTCAAAGATTATCTAAGAAGTCAAAATCAATTTACTGATTATGATTTTGAAGGTTCTGGATTAAACGTTTTGCTTGACGTTCTTGCATATAACACACATTATATGTCATATTACTTGAACATGGTTGGTAATGAAGCATTTCTGGATAGTGCCACGATTAGAAGTTCTGTAGTATCTCATGCTAAACACCTAAATTATTTGCCAACATCTGCCAGAGCAGCAACAGCTATAGTTGATGTAGTAATCACAGATGATTTGCCTGGCGGAAGTGGTTTATCTTCTTATACTTTGCCAAAATTTTCTCAGTTGCAATCGCAACAAATTGATGGAATAAATTATACTTTTGTTACACCGCAAGCATATACAGCAAGTAAAAATGTAACTTCAAACACTTATACATTTTCTTCAATAGAAATAAAACAAGGTGAAAGATTAACATATAATGTTACGGTAACTGAGAGTAATACAAAAAGACGATTTTTAATACCGTCAGCAAATGTTGATACGACAACATTAGATGTTAGCATAAGAACTTCTATACTTGATACTTCCGAGCAAACTTACACATTGGCGCAAGATACTCTTGACATTAAATCAAATTCTACTGTCTATTTCTTGGAAGAAGATCCTTCGGGTCAATATGCAATTTATTTTGGAGATGGTTATATTGGTAAAAATTTGGATGATGGAAATATTGTTCAATTAAGTTACATTGACACATCTGGAGATGCATCAAATAAAGCAAATTCATTTACACTAGTTTCTGGTGCTGGTGTATTTTCAAATGTTATAGTTAACTCAATTAGTGCATCTTCTGGCGGTTCAAATAAAGAATCGATTGAAAAAATAAAATATACTGCACCGAAATATTATACAACACAAAATAGAGCAGTTACTGTTTCTGATTATGAAATAATATTACAAAAAGACTATCCAAATATTCAAGCTGCTTCTATTTGGGGCGGAGAAGAAAATATTCCAGTTCAATACGGAAAAGTTTTTATATCTCTAGTTCCAAAAGCAGGATATGTAATAACAGATTTGGAAAAAAGAAGAATAATTCGCGAACTTCTTGAATCAAGAAATATCATAACAGTTACACCAGAAATAGTTGATCCAGATTATCTTTATTTAAAGCTTTATGTGATTGTTCATTACGACGAAACAAAAACAATATTAGATGAAGAAGCATTAAAGAACAAAGTGAAAGCACAAATTGAAAATTATAGCGTAAATGAGCTAGAAAAATTCAATGCCACCTTTAGACAATCAAGATTACAGAAATCAATTGATACAGCGGACAATTCGTTCTTAAGTAGTGATATGAGTGTGGTTTTACAAAAAAGATTCCAGCCAACTTTGGGCGCCGCAAAAAATTATACGTTAGAATTTAACACTCCACTAAAACGTGGAACTTATAAAGATAGATTATATTCATATCCGCCGTTCACAGTAATAGATCCAACAGGTGTTGTTCGTGAAGCGATAATTGAAGAAACTCCATTATCTTTTACAGGAGTGCAATCTATATCAGTTACCAATCCTGGATATAACTATTCAACACCACCATCTGTAATAATAACTGGAGATGGTAGTGGAGCAACTGCTTATTCTGAAATTGTTAACGGAAAAGTAAGTAGAATCATTGTCAAAACTCGCGGTTCAAATTATACATCAGCAGTAGTTACTTTGATTGGTGATGGAAATGCAGCTAGTGCAGAAGCAATACTATCAACGCAAATTGGAACTCTAAGAACTTTTTATATTCAAGAAAGTACAGGAGAAAAGATCTTTATTAATGAAAATGCGGGAACAATAAATTATACTACAGGAATAATTAGATTGATAGATTTCAATCCAATTGATGTTGTTCGTAATCCAAATTATGATTATGGTATTTTGACAATTAATGTTGAAAGTGATGATCCAACAGTTCATCCAAAAAGAAATCGTATTTTGTTAATTGATAATTTAGATCCCGTAGCAGTACAAGTTGAAATGAGTAATCAGGCAATCTAATGACAACTAATACAAAAATATCAACGATAGTTTCTAGTCAGCTACCAGAATTCGTTAGATCGGATCATCCAACATTTATATCCTTTCTTGAAGCTTATTATGAATATCTTGAACAATCTAATAATACTCTAAGTTTTGGTAAAACAGTTGAACGTGCAAAAAACTTTAGAAACTATCTTGATATTGATAAAATTGATCAAACCGGATTGACGCAATTTGCAGATAGATTATATGATCAATTTTTAACATTCATACCAAAAGAGTCACAAGCAGATCGTTCAAAGATATTAAAAAACATAAAAGATTTTTATCTTGGCACAGGAACTCAGAAATCATACGATTTTATCTATAGAATTCTTTTCGGAGAAGAATCAAGCTTCTATTATCCCAAAGATGATATTCTAAAAGCATCTTCAGGAAAATGGTATATTGAAAAATCAGTAAGATTAACAGACATTAAAGTAAATGGTATTGCAGATACGACTGTAGAATCATTAAAAAAGTTCAATAGCACACTAATTCGTGGAAACAATTCAACTGCGACGGCACAAGTAGAAAAAATTCTTACGACATACGAAGTTGGTAGTCGTTATGTGGAGTTTTATCTCTCGAAGCAAAAGGGAAATTTCATTGCAGGTGAGCCATTTTTTGCAGTAAATGTTGATGGCGACACAATATCAGGCAATCTTCTATCTGGATTTATTTCTTCAATAACAATAACTGATGGTGGATCTGGTTATACAATAGGAACTCCAATTGTATTTGAAGGCGGATCAGGTGGTATTGGTGCTACAGCATTTATTAGCAATGTTTCTTTAGGTAATGTTTCTGGAACAATAGTTCTTAGTGGTGGAGCAGGATTTAAGGGAACCGCAAATGGAACTACTCCAGGTATACCTGCAAATCCTGTAATTTATACAGGTGGACTTGGTTCTGGTGCATCTGGATACGTTGATGCTATTAGTGCAAATGGTGGATTTCATCCAACATATTATCGTTTGTGTGTTGATACAGTAGGCGAATATCAATCTACAAGAATAGGTCAATATAGTAATACATCAGCACTTGGGGACGCAAATACTCCTTTATCAAATACATGGTCATATGTTGATTATGGTCCAATTGGTCCAGCAGTTAGTATTGAAGTGAATGAAGGCGGATCTGGATATACTTCTATACCATTAGCATCAATCGTCGGTAATACAACATTACGTTCTCTAAGTGTTCCCGGTCGTTTAAGAATTGTTAGTCCGGGCGTTGGTTATTCAAATGGTGATACAATTGTATTCATGAATAAAACTGGAGTTTATGGTTATGGTGCAAATGCATATGTAAATGTTGATGCAAATGGTGCAATTACAAGTTACACTTGGAGAACTGTTGAAGGAGATTTTCTAAACGGTTCAAACACACTAGGAACAAGAACTGAACATATTGGCGGACTTGCGTATAGTCAATTAAGTCTTCCCACTATTGAAGTTAGAAGTACTTCAAGCGGAACAAACGCATCAATTGAAATTGATGGATTTTTGGGATATGGCGAATCGCTAACTTCAACAACAGGCACAATTGGTCAGATTTTGGGAATAACTATAACAAATAAAGGATATGGTTATCTGAATGCACCAACAATAAATCTAATTTCTAGTGGTGACGGAACAGCAACTGCATATGCAAATGCAGATGCAGGAACGTTTACTTATCCTGGAAAATATCTAGATGACACGGGTCTAATAAGTGGAACAAACAAACTAGAAGACAGAGATTATTATCAAAATTATAGCTATGTCGTAAAAGTAAGAAAAGCATTGAATAGTTATAGAAAGTACTTGAATGATCTTGTTCATCCATCAGGAACTAAGCTTTGGGCTGAATTTGATTATAAATCAAATACTGATATTGATGACGTTGTTTTGATAAATGATGCAATACTTGCAAACTATCAACCGTTTGCTGCTAACTCATATTATTTTTCAACAGCAAATTCTTTAATTTATAGAAACTCGTCATTAAATGATACGGCCAATTCCAGTACAGGTTCAATTAATTTTTGGTTTAATCCAAACAGTTTAGCTACTGATCAATTAATATTAACAATCTCTAATTCAAATACTGCTTTAATATCTCCAAGATTTTTAGTTAAGTTGATTAATAAAGGAGATTCATCAAACTTCTCTAATAGTTTCATTAGAATAGAAGGTCGTGATTCTTCTAATGTGCTTCTATTAAAAATGGAAAGCAATGTAAAAAACAAAATTATATCTAATACTTGGATGCACATTTTGTCTACTTGGGATCTAAGCAACGTAACAAATAATAGAATTTTCTTAAACGAAATAAATTCTACTAATGTTCGTTCACCTTGGGAGCCAACTTCAAATGTCTATTCTGTTGGTGGTTATATTAGCGGTATTAATATTATTGATGGTGGGCAAGGATATAATTCTAATGCATCTATAGTATTCACTCAAATCGGTGGGGCAAATGCAACATATACCATTGCAAATTCAATAAACACATCACAATCTTATTCTACAAATTCTCGTCAAAATACAATAACTACAATAACAATTAACAATCGTGGATTTGCATATAATGCAAATGTTAGATCAATTGCAACGGCTGGTGGATCAAATATAGCTCCAGCATCTTTTGCAATTACATTAGGAGATGGTTATATTGAGAAAATAACTATTTCTTCTGGCGGTCAAGGATATAATTCAAATGGCTATTTAATATTTACTGGTGGTGGTGGATCTGGAGCAAATGCAAGCTATGTGATTGCTAATTCTTTGAATAGCAATGAATCGTATTCATCAAATTCATTACAAAATACAATTTTTAGTATAACGATAAACAATCCTGGATCTGGTTATACATCTCTACCTACAATTACTGCACAAGGTTCAAACATAACAACAGCAACGTTTACTACAAATGTTGCAAGTAGTATAGAAAATACTCCAACTGGCATTTTCTTTAGACCAGATGGAACTAGCATGTTTATCGTTGGTCATGATAGAGCAAATATTAGTCAATACAACTTATCAACTCCATGGAATGTAAGTACAGCAAAGTTTGTATACGGCACTGCGAATACTGAACTAAGTTATGTTACTGATATTAGAATCGTTAGCGGCGGAAGTGGATATAATTCTAATGGCTCCTTGGTGTTTAGTGAAAGTTCCGGAACAGGAACAATAGCAAACTATGTTGCGAAAGGAAATGGTAGTTTTACAGGAATTTATATAGGAATACCCCCTGCCGCATCGGGAACATCACCCGGTAGAGGATATTCAAACGGATTTTTGACAATAACTAATTCTGGAGATGGAGTTGGTGCTAATGTTCAGTTTTCTGTAAATCCTGTCTCAGGTGCGATTGTTGCTATCAATGTAAAGTCTGCTGGTCATAGCTACGATCCGATCTCTCCTCCTACAATATTACCACCGCCGCATACTCTTGGAAATGTAACGCATAATATTTGTAATGTTTCAATTGACGTTGCAGGAACTGGATATTCAAATGGTAATTATCTAATAATAACAGGTGGTAATGGTTCGGGCGCTAATATTTCATACGAAGTCGGTTCTCTTGGAAATATTAATAAATTGACAATTGTAAATGCGGGATCCGGTTATACAACAAGACCAACAATCACTGCTGGAGGAGCAAATACTTCATCGGCATCATTTACCGCGTTTGGTATAGCAGAACTAACTGCAGAACTTTTATCTAAGCCTGAAAATAATGTCATTCATTCAATTGTTGTAACTGCCAAAGGAACTGGATATAATGTATTACCTTTGGTTACTGCAACTGGTGCAAATATATCTTCGGCTACATTTTTGGCAACCATGGAAGGGCCCAATTCAGGAGATATGTTTATTAAACCAGATGGAACAAAAGCTTATGTTATTGATGAAACATTAGCAAAAATAAAAGAATTTGATTTGATAAATGCTTGGAATCTAAAAAGTATTTCTGTTACAAGCCCAGATAATGAAAAGTATTATCTAAATGAATCTGGAAATGTTTATGTTTCTTCAAGAGCAACAAATACACACGGACTTCATTTTTCAACTACAGGTAATAGCATGTATATTACCTGCTCAGCAAATAGTAAAGTGTACCAATATACATTGGGTACGAATTGGAGTGTTAATACAGCTTCTTATACATCTAATCTATACATTGGCGGAATTGAAACAATTCCACAAGGAATTACCTTTAGTAATACTGGAACTAGAATGTATATTACGGGAACAACAGCAAGAGGTATAAGCGAGTATAGATTATCAACTCCTTGGGATATAACAACTGCAAGACATTATATTACACATACCACCGATAATGAGGATGATCAGCCAAAGGGTTCATTCATAAGTTTAGGAAATAATAAAATATTTGTAATCGGAAATGCAAAAAACAATGTTCGTGAGTATATAACAACAGAAACAGGACTAATAGATTATCAAGGTGGAAATGTGACAGTTTCGGGTACTGTCATAGGTAATAATAAATTTATTGGTTGTTTGTCTGAACTATGGTTTTCTAATTCTTATACTGATCATACAAATACTGCATTGATGAGCAAATTTAATAGTTCTAATGGTTCTCTATTGCCAACAAATCTAATGGTTCATATCTATCCGGAATGGTCATACACAGGCAATTCATTTAATATTAGATCATATGAAGAAGATCCTCGTGGTGTATTCTTCAAACCAGATGGCACCAGTTTCTATACAATTGGATATGTTAATGCGAATATAGGAAAATACAATCTATCTACACCTTGGGATGTTAATACCGCAACATTTATAGGCAATACAGCAAATGTTGGTATTTGTGTAGATGGTTCAGTTGATCCAAGCGATATCTTTATCAAGAGTGATGGAAGTAGATTGTATATCATCTACAATAGAGAAAGCAAAGTCAAACAATTTGATATGTCAGAGACATGGAATATCTTTAGTATAACGGTTTCTGCTGGAGGATTCTTGGCAAACTCGGGTGAAGTAAACGTAGCAACTCAAGAGTCAAACACTAGCGGTCTTTCATTCTCTAATACGGGACTGTATATGTATGTTACAGGAACAGGAACTGATAAAATTCATCAGTACACCTTGGGAAGCGCATGGAATGTAGCAACAGCAACATATACGCAAAATGTGAATGTGTTCACTCAAACTACAGAAACCCAGCCAACAGGTTTGACATTTAATGAAAACGGAACAAAAATGTTCATTACTGGATCTACTCAAGATGCTGTATATGAATTCAATTTAAATACTCCTTGGGATATCATAACGTCTACTTACGTAAAAAAGCATTCAGAATACATAAATGACACGGCCATGACCGGACTATATTATGATTCCGCAAATGGAGCATTTATAATTGGTTCTACAAATGATGCTATTTTCCGCTATAACGTTAAATCTGAAATTTATACCTCTATATACTTGAAGGGTAATGTTGCTCAAGCCAACATAAATTATGGTAGAGGTGGTAATTTCAACTTCGCAAATAGTATTATTGCTTGTAACACTTCTCCTAGCGACACATAAATATGAATTATAATAGAGTAAAAGTAGATAAATGACAGCACTAAGAACAAAAAGCATTAGAACCGATTCGGCTGAACAGTTTAAAGAACAAGTTTCAGAAACTGATCCAACAAATCTTTTTATTGCCATAGGCAAAAATACCCCATGGGCAAATGGTGATTCTTATCCAAATACAGCCGTAGACAGCATAAACAATCAAAATGCTGTCTGGAAAAACATGATAGGTGGCAAAAAAATAACAGGTAACGATATAGCTATAGTTACAAAACGTTTTAATTGGACAGCAAATACAGTTTATACACAGTATGATGATAGAGCAAATAATTTATTAAATGATAGTACTCAGTTTTATGTTTTGACAGATGAGTATAATGTTTATAAGTGTTTATTTAACAATGATGGCGCAAACTCAACAATAAAACCAACTTACACCACATTTAATTCAACTTCTACTGAAGAAGATGGTTATATTTGGAAATATATGTATACTTTAAATACAAATGATCGTAGAAGATTTTTGACAGATGAATGGATGCCTGTAAAAAGATTAACTAACGATGACGCTTCTCCACAATGGGGTGTTCAAGAAGCAGCCATTGATGGCTCAATAGAAATTATTTTAGTAGAAGATGGTGGAACGGGTTATTCAAATGTTTCTAATGCACTTGTTTCAATTTATGGTGATGGTACAGGAGCTACTGCTACAGCATATTTGAATACAACTTCTCAAATTGTTGATAACGTTGTAGTTACTTCTTCTGGCACAGGTTATACGTTTGCAAATATTTCTATTGCTGGAACTAGTGGAACAATGGCAAATGTTAGAGCAATAATGAGTCCAATTAATGGGCATGGTAGTGATCCAATAAATGAACTTGGTGCATCAACAATATTAATTAATGCTCGTATAAATGCTAGTGAAAATGGTAAAGTTCCTGTGACTAATGATTTTAGACAAGTCTCAATCATTAGAGACCCATATGTTTTTGGTACAGAAAATGCTTTTTCTAACGTAGCATTTACTCAATTAACGACTCTATCAACTTCAGGTTCTGGACCAGAATATATAAATGACGAATGGGTGTTTCAAGGAACTGCGTTAACAACAGCTACATTTGCAGGACGAGTTTTTTATTGGGATACAGGAAACGGAAAGCTGCAGTTGACTGAAACATTTGGAACACCAACTGCAAGAAATTTGAACGGTGCAAACTCAGGTGCTGCACGATTCGTAACTCAAATTACTAATCCAAATTTGAAATCTCGTAGTGGACAAGTACTGTATGTAGATAACATTCAACCTGTTTCAAGATCATTGGATCAAACAGAAAGTTTAACAATAGTAATAAAGTTTTAAGGAAGAAAAATGGTAGATAAAATTGTTCCAATTGAAACAACTGAAGCTCCTTATTATGATGATTATGATGAAAATAAAGATTTTCATCGTATTCTGTTTAGACCCGGATTTGCCGTTCAGGCGCGTGAGTTAACGCAGCTTCAAACAATTTTACAAAAACAAATTGAAAGATTTGGAAAACACATATTCAAAAACGGTTCTGTTGTTCTTGGTGGTGAAATAACATACCAGGGCGCAGATGAAAATATCATTTGTTTAAACTTAAAATCACAATATCAAGCAAGTGATATTGTTGCAAATAATTTCTTTCAAAAATATATAGCGGCAGAGATTGCAAATACAAGATTTAGTGAAGTAACAAGACCAACAGCGTATGTTCTAAAAACGGCTGAGCAGACAACTGCGGATCCTCCAGTTTTAATCATAAAGCCCATGTCTTCAGGTTCATTCTCTGCAAATATAGTTGTTCAAACCACTACAGCAAATGTAACAAACACTTTTGCTCAAGTTAATTCATCTGCGGGAGACATTGTAAGTTCATCTGTCGTAAGTATAAATGAGGGCGTATATTTCTTTGATGGTTATTTTATCAAAGTTCAATCACAAACAATAATTCTAGATAAGTTTACAAACAACTCAACATATAGAGTTGGACTAGAAATTGATGATTCTATTGTTGACTATGGATCTGATACAAGTCTTCTTGATCCTGCTCTTGAAGCAACAAATTATCAAGCGCCAGGAGCATCAAGATATAAAATAACTGCTCGTCTTGCCAAAAGAAGTTTGGCAAGCACGGATGACACAAGATTTATTGAATTGCTTCGTATTGAAAATGGTGAAATAACTAAAAAAGTTAATTTTCCAATTTATTCTGAAATAGAAAAAACATTAGCAAGAAGAACTTTTGATGAATCCGGAAATTATACAGTAACCCCATTTTTAATTGAATTGCAAGAGCATCAACCCACTTCTATTCCAGGAACAGCAACTCTAACCGCAGGAACAAGTACAGTAACAGGAAACGGAACAAGTTTTCTTGTTGATGTTAGTGTGAACTCAAGATTGTTTTCAAATAATCAAACAGATATAGTTACTGCAATTGCTTCAAATACTTCGCTAAGTCTTGCAAATAATTTTGTTTTTAGTTTGGCAGAAGATCAAGTTCTAATTTCAAATCCAGATAAATTTACTGTAAAACTATCTGGTGGAAAAGCATATGTTAAGGGTTATGAATTTGAAAATAGAGTTACAAAGTTATCGGTACGTAGAGGTCGCGATTACTCAAATGTATCAAACTACGATCTGATTTCAACTTTAGGAAACTATGTCTATGTTAATGGTGTAAAAGGATTACCAACTATTGATCAATTTGAAATTTATGATATTCATAGAGTTGGCGCAAATTCTATTTTTGGCGGAGTTAACGTAGCAAATTCACTAGATGCAACTTATACTAATACAAAAATTGGCACTGCAAGAATCCGTGCGTTTGAATTTGTAAGTGCTTCAAACAATTCAAATTCTCTAACACACATATACAAAGCATATCTAACAGATATCAATATTACAAGTAGTTCTTATAATACAGCAGATGCTCAAAGTCTAGTTTATATTGCCAATACAACTTCAGCTATGCCTGGAATAGTATATCAGTCAAATGCTGCATTTAATAAAATAATGCAAATTGATTTATCAAGTAAATCAAATAATAATTATTTTGGCAATACTTTTGTTTCAGATACAGATTTTAATTCGTTGATATTTCCATATCCACAACAATTTATTAAACCAAGTTCAATTACTGATGTAGATTATCAATATAGAGAGAAAAGCTCTACTGTAACATTTACATCTGGCGGAACAACAAGTGTTGCAACAATTACTCTTTCTTCACCGGAGTCTTTTGTTGGAGCAGGAACACTTGGCGATTCTGCTAAATTAAGCAACTTTACAGTTGTTCTTAAAAACAAATCTTCAGCAGGATCCGATGCATTACCAGACACATTTGGCTATTATTCAAATGGAGACATTTTAACATTCAATACTTCTCAAGGAAGATCAATATCTATTGATGGAACAGGTCGTGTTGCTACGCTAACATGGGCTAATGCAAATACGTTCCAAGCTGAAGTAATATATAGTGTCGGATTAACAGGAACAGCTCCTTCTGAAAGAGTTAAATCAAGATATAATGCGAATGTTTCTTTAATTCAAACAGGAACTGCAAATGCAACATTGCTATCAACAAATACAAAGGTATATTTTGCTGATGGTAGCGTTCAAGTTCAAGTTTATGACTCTAATAGTGTAATTAAAACTGTAGGAACGCCACAGTCTCTATATGTTTCTGATGTTGTTAGCATTAGAAAAATCTACGATTTTGGTAGAGATGCCGGAGGAAATTATAGAACAATTACACAGGCAAATCTTTCATTTGCAACAGATCTAACAAGTAGTTATGAATTAGATACAGGACAAAATGATAATCTTTATGATCATGCAACGATTACTTTAAAGGCTGGAGGAAGAGTTCCGGTTGGAAGACTTGTTGCGTTTTTTGATTATTATTCTCATGCTGGAACCTCTGGCTATTTAACTGTTGATTCATATCCAAATGCAACAACAAATGATGGATATGTTTCAATTCCAACATATACAAGTCCAACAACAGGAAAAACATATAGACTAGCAGACTCTGTTGATTGGAGACCAATTAGAACTAATGGTATTGATAAAGCAAATACTGGTAGTATTTCTGGTGCTCTAATACTTCAACCGGACCAATCATTTAGTTCTGATTATTCTTATTATCTTGGAAGAACTGATAAAATTATTCTATCATCAGATAGAGTGTTCAAGACTATTGAAGGTGTTCCAGCCGATGTTCCCGAAACACCAGAACATCGTGAAGGGGATATGCTTCTTTATACTTTAAATATTCCTCCATTTACTTCACAACCATCGCTCGTTGATGTTCGTTATAATGAAAATAAAAGATATACAATGCGCGATATTGGTCGTTTGGAAAAACGAATTCAAAATCTTGAATATTATGCATCACTAAACTTGCTTGAGGTTGATGCAGATTCAACAACAATTGTTGATTCTAATGGGCTAACAAGATTCAAGAATGGAATTATAGTTGATAGTTTTAACGGACATAAGGTTGGCGACGTTCGTTCATACGATTACGCTTGTTCTATGGATTTCCAAAAAGGAGAACTAAGACCAAGATTTTCTACATATAATTCTAGACTAGAAGTTGCAACTGGTAATACAAATATTAAATACTCAATTGATACTGCTACTTTAAGTTATACATTAGAAGAGTATGCAGTTCAAGATGTTGCTACAAATTCAGTAAACATTAATCCTTTCAATTATGCGTCATTTATTGGCACAATGAAGTTGACTCCAGACAACGATGTTTGGAAAGATACTGAAAATAGACCTTCAGTTCTAGTAAATCTTGAAGGTGAAAATGATGCATTTGAATCCGCAACTTTACATTCTGGTACAAAGTATGGTGATTGGCAGACAGATTGGTCTGGCGTCACTTCAACAAAAGTTGATAAAGGTAGTAGTCAATTTACTCAAGGATATCTAACTTGGCAACAAGATGTTTCAAGAAGTATTGATACCGTAACAACTAAACAGTCAAGATCAATAACTACCACAACTATTGTTCCAGAAACAATTACAAAACAAATTGGCGATAATATTGTTGATGTATCTGTAGTTCCATATATGAGATCTACGCAAATAGATGTAAAAGCATCACAGTTAAAAGCAGGAAGTATGGTCTTTCCGTTCTTTGATGATCAAAGAATGCTTGCATATTGGAGATATCCAACTATCATTTGGATTAAAAATCCAACAGGAAGATTTGATTCAACCGGACTAGAAAAACTACAAATTTCAAATAAAGATATTGGAAAAGTAGCTCTTCAAACAATTCAAGCAAACGGCGCGCCGTTAGTTCTAACCATATTTGCTGGACATGCGCCAATCAATATTGGTGATACGATAACTGGTATGTCTTCAGGTAATTCTGCAGTTGTTGCAAATGTATTTGTGTATTCTGCAAACGTAAGTAGTGCTAATACTTCTAATTCATATGTTGTGAACTTGTCTACTAAAGTCGGATTGGAAGCACCAAATACACCTCCGCCATATGATTTGACGTTTGGTGCTAATAATATTTTCAATCTTTCTGATTCGCAAAACAATATTATAATGATTGTCACGGGAACAGGTTCTGGACAAGTTCGTCAGATTGCTAGTTACGATAGTAATAATCGTATAGTAACTGTTGATAAACCTTTTGTTCCAGCGCCAGATACAACAAGTGTTTATAGTATAGGATTGCCTACAGTTCATCCATATTTGGGACAAATTGCCGGTAGCTTTGTTATACCTCCTGCGACATTCTTTACTGGAGAAAAGAAGTTTAGATTAACATCTAGTTTCACAAATTCATTACAAGACAAACCAACTTTTGCTGAAGCAACTTTCTTTGCACAAGGATTGGTGCAAACAAAAGAAGCACAATCTATATCAGTAAGAGTTCCAAAACCTGTAGTAACAACTTCTATTGAACAAATTACAACTACAAGTGATATAATTACGAGTGTAGAAACACAACAAACTTTGGTTAGAGATGATACACCACCACCATCATCACCTTCTGAGTGGTATTGGCAAGGCGGTGGCGGTGGCGGTGGACCTGACCCCGGTTGCGGTGATACTGGTGGCTCTGGTTGTGGATGTGGGGGTAAAATAGTCTGTACAATGATGAATAGATTATATGGATTTTCTCCTATTTCTCGTAATAATAGATTGTGGATGCGTTGGAATGAAGTTAATAAAATTGATCCAAGTTGGGAAAAAGCATATCACAAACTATTTTTACCATTTGTCAAAAGAATGCCAACTAATCGCGTAATTAGATATTTGTTGGAGGATTTTGCAAATACTCGTACACAATGGATTGATGCGAAGTTGAATAACAAGAAAATTCCAATAAAGCGTTATTTCTGGCACGCTCTTGTTAGACCTGCAATTGTTGTAACAGCTTTTGCTATTCGTCAAGGATGGATTAAGCCCGTAGATCGTAGTGAAATAGATAGACTAAGTAAAGTTGCTTTGAATAAAATTTTAAAAGATAGATAATCGGAAAGAAAAAAATGGCAAATATAATAACACCCTTTGCACAAACATTTTTCGTAGATAGTAAAACTGCGCCAGACGGAATGTTTGTTGCAGCGATTGATTTATGTTTTAAGTCTAAAGATGGGCAACTTCCTGTTATCATGAGTTTAACTTCAACAACAAATGGATATCCAGATATTGGAAAAGAATATCATAACGCTGAAGTTCTTGTTTTCCCAACATTCGTAAATACATCAACAGGAATAGGTGCGGATCTACCAAGCTTTACCGATAGTACAAAATATACTAGATTTACATTTAGACAACCAATTTATCTTCCACCAGGAGAACATGCATTTGTTTTAAAAACAAATTCAATAGATTATGATGTATTTGTTGCTAGATTAGAAGAAAATATTTTAGGAACAGATAGAAGAGTTTCAAAACAACCATATTCAGGATCGTTGTTTAAATCACAAAATGGAAGCACTTGGACAGCAATTCAAGATGAAGATGTTATGTTTAGAATTCACAGAGCTAAGTTTGACATATCATCATCTGGAGTAATATATTTTAATAGTCCAACGTCAAATACCGCTCAAGAATCTGGTTATGCAAATTCTAATGTAGTATATGATGCATATAGTCTTACAACAACAGAAGTTAATTTTGGAAAAACTAAAACATCATATTCTGCTATAACAACTTCAAATTCTACTGGATCTTTGGATCCAGGATATGTTGAACTAAGCACAAATAGAACATATATTCCTACTGAAAGAAAAGTAATTTCCGGAAATACAAAAGGATCATTTAAAACTTCTATCACACTTTCTTCAACTTCAGATTTTGTATCTCCAATAATTGATACAACAAGATTGAATTCTACATTTGTTACTAATATAATAAATGATGGTGGATTGACAAATAGCATAGTTGCGATCACGGCTTCTGGTTCTGGATATAATTCTGATGTTGCATGTGCTTGCTCCGCAGCAATACCTGCTGTAACGATATCGGCACCTACAAGAACTGGAGGAGTAACTGCCACTGCAGTTGCAAATGTTACACCAACAGGAACAATTGATGCAATTTATATAATTAATTCTGGATCGGGTTATACTGAAACACCTACAGTTACTATTTCGGAAATTACTGGTACGGGAAATAGCAATGCATCGGCAATAATTGTTGGAGAAACTTCAAGAAGTGGTGGTAATTCTCTTGTTCGTTATACCACAAGAAAAGTAACTCTTGCTGATGGGTTTGATGCTAGAGATATTAAAGTATTCATAACTGCAAATAGATTTCCAAATCATGATATTCAAGTATATTATAAAGTTTTAAGTTCTGAAGATCCTGATCAAAATTTTGATAACAAGTATTGGACAAGAATGAGAGTAGATTCTAATTCGCTTGTCTATGCTCAAAATATAAATGATTTTGCGGAGTATACATATGTTCCTTCTGGAGCACAAGCTTCTCCGCCAACAAATATAACTTATGTCTCAAATGGTGTAACTTATGATACGTTTAGATATTTTGCAATAAAGATTTGCATGTTTAGTAATTCAAATCTAAGCGTTCCTGTTATCAAAGATATGAGAGCAATAGCTTTGGAATAAAAAAATGAAAAGATATGAAGTTGATTATGTTCAAATAAGAGACAAGAAAATGGTGCGAGATATGTCAAACAAGGCTATTCTTAGCACGGATCTTAATGAATTAAAAGCATATAGAGATAGAAAACGTTCAATGGAAAATATTAATAGTGTTAGAGAAGAAATAAATAACACAAGAGCTGAAATGGCTGAAATTAAAGAAATGCTAAAACTTTTGTTAGCGGAGCGCAAGTAATATGCCAATTAGTACAGTTACACTTGTAAATACATTTGATGAATGGCGCATTCGCACGAATGAATCTATAACTGTTTTAAATAACTATCTTGATGATGGAACAAGAGACGCAAGTTATACATATAGAAATTTGACTGCAAACGTTGTATATTCAAATACAGTAAATTCTAACACAATTAGTTCTAATACAATATTTGCTAATAGCGTATCATCAATCAATGTAAATTCAGCAATTATCTTTACAAACACAATCATATTGACTGCAAATAATATGAATGTTGATCAAGCGATCCGTAGTTCATATGATCAAGCTAATACTGGACGAACACATGCAAATGGATCTTTTGGTCAAGCTAACTTAGCATATGATCAAGCTAATACTGGTAGAACACATGCAAATGGTGCATTTGCCGCTCAAAATGTAACTGCAGCTATTGCAAATGCAGCATTTGATCAAGCTAATCTTGGTTTTGCAAAAGCAAACACAGCTAATATAACTGCTGATGCCGCATTTGCTCGCGCTAATGCAGCAAATTTAATTGCAAATCTTGCATATGATCAAGCTAATACTGGTAGAACACATGCAAATGGTGCATTTGCCGCTCAGAATGTTACATCCACTGTTGCAAATGCAGCATTTGATAGAGCCAATACCGCAGCGGCAACTGGTGATGGTGGTTTGTTAGTTGCAATTGGTGCATTTGATCGTGCTAATTCCTCAAATTTGATTTCTAATCTTGCATATGATCAAGCTAATACTGGTAGAACACATGCAAATGGTGCTTTTGGACAAGCCAATCTTGGTTTTGGAAAAGCAAATACAGCTAACATAACTGCGGATGCAGCGTTTGCTCGTGCCAATGCTGCAAACTTAGTTGCTAATTTAGCATTTGATACAGCTAATTCTGCGTTTGTTCGCGCCAATGCTGCAAACTTAGTTGCTAATCTTGCATATGATCAAGCAAACACAGCAAGATTACATGCAAATGATGCTTTCGGACAAGCTAATGTTACAGCAGCTATTGCAAATGCAGCTTTTGATAGAGGAAACACAGCAGTATTGAAAACCGGTAATACCATGACCGGAAATCTTGTCATGTCTTCTGCCAATATTGCATTTCCTACTTCGGGAGTAAATACTGGCATATATTGGACCGGCACTACATTTATACATTCTCCTGCTACTAGTACTCTCGTTTTAGGTACAGGTTCTACAGAACGCATACGAATTGATAGCTCTGGGCGAGTTGGTATTGGTATAACACCAACGGCACCTCTTCAAGTTTTAGGTTCTATATCTTCATCGGACGGAACACAAGATGCAAGATTTAACAATGATGGTGGTATTGAACTAACAAAGACCGCCGGTGATGCATATATTGATTTTAGAACAAGCACATCAGAAGATTATGATTGTCGAATTGCACAAGTATCAAATGGACTTAGATTTTATACTGGTGGAGATATAGTAGCTGCAGAGCGCGTAAGAATTGATAGTAGTGGTAATCTTGGTGTTGGTACGGCATCTCCTGCTGCAACACTAGATGTTGTTGGAACATTTTCTATTGCACGAGCAAGCGTTCTTTCACAAACATTGACTGATGGTGTAACTGTTTCTTGGGATACTTCTCTTGGACAAGTTGCTACAGTTACTCTTGGTGGAAATAGAACTTTTGCTGCACCAACAAATCTAAAGATAGGAACATATATTCTTCATGTTATACAAGATGCAACAGGCGGAAGAACAATAACATGGAATAGCATATTTAAATGGACTGGTGGCGTAGCCCCATCATTATCAACCACTGGTGGTAGAAGAGATGTATTCTCATTTGTTTCTGATGGTACTAATTTGTATGGTGTAATGGTTCCTGATGTGAGATAATCAATCATGTTAGCATTACTTGCTCGTCCGACAAAAATAGTAAATATTACTTCGCCCACAAGTGCATTTAATTTATATGCTGCAACTGGAACTATTGGAATAACTGCAGGCAGTATAACTTACCCTATTAATTTGTATTGTTATGTAGATGCCGGAATTTCTAGCACAACAACTTCTCCGGCATTTACAACAGGCACTGGACACTCTGCTGGCAATTTAATTTATATTAAAAATTCAAGCACAATCACAGGCGCAACTGGTGCAACTGGCACGACAGGTACACCAGGAACTATAGGTACGCCAGGGACTACAGGCGCACCAGGAACTACAGGCACACCAGGGACTACAGGCACACCAGGAATCACAGGAACTAATGGCGTTGGTGGTGCAGGCGGAATTGGTGGAATAGCGTCTCCAGCAATATCTTCTACTGTTGGAAATTCTGGTGGCACAGGTGGACAAGGTGGTATAGGAGCACAAGGTGGCACAGGTGGACAAGGTGGTACAGGCGCACAAGGTGGCACAGGTGGACAAGGTGGCACAGGTGGACAAGGTGGCACAGGTGCTCAAGGGGGTATAGGTCTATTAGCAGAAGCACCATCAGGAATAATTCTTTTATTAGACAATCAAGGATCTATCATTGGTGGAGTTGGCGGTTCTGGTGGTTTAGGTGGACCCGGAGGTTCTGGTGGTCCAGGAGGATCTGGTGGACCCGGCGGTTCTGGTGGAGTTGGCGGTTCTGGTGGTTCAGGTGGACCTGGTGGACCTGGCGGTGGCGGCGGTGGTGGCGGTGGTTCTGGTGGTGAAGTATTCAATCCTGCCGTTCCCCCTTATATACCAGCCAGTACAACGTATTATCGTGGCGGCGGTGGCGGTGGTGGTGCAGGATCTGGATCACCTGCTGCTACTGGTGGTGCTGGAGCAAATCCTGGAAATCCTGGAACAACAACAACCGGAGGAACTGGTGGTGCTGGAGGTGGTGGCCCATCTGCAGCAGGCGGTGCAGGTGGTGCTATAGCCACTGCTGGATTTGGCGGAGCAAATGGCTCTTACGCCTTTGGTTCTACATATGGTGGAAAAGTAGGTGGAGCTGCTGGTCCTACGGGACCTCAAGGATCTCAGGGACCAACAGGACCAACAGGACCAACAGGACCTCAAGGATCTCAGGGACCAACAGGACCTACAGGACCTACAGGACCTCAAGGATCTCAAGGTAGTAGAGGATTTTCTATATCTGGTTATTCAACTATAAGAGTATTAAATACAGGAACAATTACTGGTAGTACTACAGGATAATTATGAGAGAATGAAATGAAAAATAATAATGATTTTCGTCCAAAAATAATGTATAAAATATTAAAAATTGATCCAACAAATCATTCAATTCTAGTTAGATACTATACAGATAAATTTACTGAAGATAATTTAGCAATATCTATTAATAATGATGGTAGTATAATTAGAACAGACGATGGATCGCCTGAGAGGTGTTCAACTGATTATAGTATAACTATATGGCAAACTAATCCACCTCCAACTGAAAAAGATATAATTGAATTAATAGAAAAATCTGCACCACATAACATGTTTAAGTTGAAAAATGATATTTTAGATGATAATGTTGATACTACACTATCATCTATAAAAAATTTATTAGGAAAACA